GAACCGGCTCACTCGGCATTATTTAATCGTCGTGTAGTTGGGGGTGAAATCTTAATTGTTAACAAATACTTAATTAGTGATTTTGAAAAAATAGGCATTTGGTCTGAAGATTTGAAAAATGAAATCATTATGAATGAAGGGTCAATTCAAAATATTAACTTTAATAATTATCTTGACCAAGAAGATAAAAATTACAACAAGAAAGTTAAAAGAATTGAACATTTAATTCCAAAATACAAAACAATTTGGGAAATATCTCAAAGAGAATTAATTGATATGGCGGCTGACAGAGCACCATTCATTGACCAATCACAATCAATGAATATCTATATGTCTAATCCAACATTATCAAAGATTTCATCATCACACTTCCATTCGTGGGGTAAAGGATTGAAAACTCTTTGTTATTATGTTAGAACAAAGGCGATATCAACCGGAGCTAAACACTTGGCGGTGGACATCTCAAAAGTAGGTCAACCAAAACCAATTGAGAAACCAACAGTTGAATTAACCCAAAAACCGACAGATACCGAGTTTGAGTGTTTCGGATGTGGTTCTTAATTGAATTAAAATAATAATAACATTAATCACGACTTCGGTCGTGATTTTTTATTTTAGGGTATTTATAAAAAATGGTGACGACACTATATTTATAGTTATGGCAGACGGAACAACATATGGTTTAACTTTTCCTTTTAGAGATTCTTTTGATGGAAAATATTTAGATTTATCGGATTATAATGACCAAGAGATACGGTCTAATTTAATACACCTTTTATTATCTAAAAAGGGTAGTAGATATTATTTACCAGATTTTGGAACAAGATTATATGAATTTATTTTTGAACCATTGGATGGACCAACATTTTCAGAAATAGAATCTGAAATAAGAGAATCTGCTGGAGTATATCTACCGGGAATAAGAATTACTAATATTAGTATTCAAGCGGCTTCAGATGGTGATGAAGATAAGGGTAGTTACATTAATGATAATGACGAAAGAATATTTCGTGTACCAAATATGTCGGATAAAGAACATACAGCAAAAGTTAAGATTGATTATACCATCAACGATGATGTGTTTAATAGTAGTGACTTTGTAATTATTAATATATAAAATTATGGCAAATAAGAAAATTTCCTATACTACAAGGGATTTCCAATCAATTAGAACAGAGTTAATTAACTTTACTAAAACGTATTACCCTGATACGATTCAAAACTTTAATGATGCGTCTGTATTTTCAGTATTATTAGATTTAAATGCCGCGGTAACGGACAACTTACAATTTAATATTGATAGAAGTGTACAAGAAACTGTTCTTCAATATGCTCAACAAAGGTCATCAGTTTTTAATATAGCAAAAACTTACGGATTAAAAGTTCCGGGAATGAGACCATCAGTCGCTTTAGTTGATTTTTCAATTACAGTTCCCGCTTTTGGTGATAAAGAAGATTTAAGATATTGTGGGATTTTAAGAAGAGGGTCACAAGTTAATGGTGCCGGACAAGTATTTGAAACGGTTTATGATATTGATTTTGCATCACCAATTAATGGTGAGGGATTCCCTAACAGATTGAAAATACCTAATTTTGACTCAAATAATAAATTATTAAATTATACCATTACTAAACGAGAAACTGTTGTGAATGGAACAACAAAAGTGTTTAAGAAAGTAATTACACCAAATGATGTTAAACCTTTTTACGATTTATTCTTACCTGATAAAAATGTTTTGGGGATTACTAGTGTTTTATTAAAAGATAGTACTCAGTATACTAACATTCCGTCAGTACAAGAGTTCTTAGGATTAGATAACAGATGGTATGAAGTGGACGCTTTAGCGGAAGATAGAGTGTTTGTTGAAGACCCAACAAAAGTGTCGGATTCTCCGGGAATTAAGGTTGGTAAGTATATTCAAACTAGTACTAAGTTTATTAGTGAATTTACACCTGAAGGATTTTTAAAAATAACTTTTGGTGGAGGTTCTCAATCTGCTGATGAACAGTTAAGAGAATTTGCTAGAGATGGATATCAATTAAATCTATATAAGTATTCTAACAACTTAGCGTTAGGTAGTACTTTAAAACCAAATACAACGTTATTCATACAATATAGAGTTGGTGGTGGTGTTGGTAGTAATATTGGTGTTAACGCTATTACTCAAATAGGTACGGTCTCGTTCTTTGTTAATGGACCTTCAGATAGTATTAACACAACTGTAGTAAATTCATTAAGATGTACAAATGTAACGGCAGCTATTGGAGGTGCAAGTTTTCCAACAACTGAGGAAGTAAGGAATTTAGTTTCGTATAATTTCTCATCACAAAAAAGAGCGGTTACTGTTAATGATTATGAATCTATAATTAGAACAATGCCTTCACAATTTGGAGCACCGGCTAAGGTATCTATTACAGAAAATAATAATAAAATAGTGGTTCAAATGTTATCTTATGATGAAACAGGTAGATTAACAGAAGTAATTTCAAATACATTAAAAAATAATGTTGCAAATTATTTATCAAACTATCGTATGATAAATGATTATGTTTCAATACAAAGTGCTAATGTTATTGATTTAAGTTTTAATATTGATGTTGTTTTAGATAATACTCAAAACCAAGGAACAGTTATTTCACAAATTATTACAATTGTGTCAGAATATTTCGACCCATTAAATAGACAACTTGGTGAAAATGTTAATATTTCCGAATTAAGAAGATTAATACAAAGTGAAAATGGGGTAATATCATTATCGGATATTCAAGTGTTTAATCAAGTGGGTGGACAATACTCATCGTCTCAAACATCTCAACGATATTTGAATAGTACCACACATCAAATAGAATTGATTGACGATACAATTTTTGCGGAACCAAACCAAACATATCAAATAAAATATCCTAATAAAGATATAAACATTAGGGTTAAAAATTTAAAAACTGTCAACTTCTCTTGATAGAGTAATATTAGTTACTTATTTTTAGAGAATGGATGTATTATATGATTTTCTTGAAGTTATTAAAGGTAACAATGGAACGTGGGCTCAATCAATATTTAATGGTTTAATTTTAAACATTAGATTTATTATTGGTTTAGTTATTTTCATTTATTTTTTTAAAAAATTTAATAAATTAAAATCGTTTGAAACTTTAATAGTTTTAATTTCTGTTATTTTTATAATTAGCGAATGTCGTTTATTTTATGATAGACGAAAATTGGAAACTTTACATAATGAAGTATCTTATTTTAACAAAAACACTGAAAATTTAATAATTGTGGTGCAAGGTGCTAATAACCCATTTACTGACGCAATTGATTATAATAAAACACAGGTTGATTTTACAAAGTCCCGAGATATTGATGGGTTAGGATTGATTGAAAACAAATTAAGTAATTCAACAACTAAAGTTATTACTTATGTTGGGACTCATAGTTATACTTTAACTCCTGAAGATGTGTATGAAACTGTCTATTATTATAGATTATTTAAACCTAAAGGTAAAATAATATTAGTTGGACATAGTGTTGGTGGGTATGGTTTGACGGAAGTTTTAGATAAGTTAAATACAAATAACGTTTCTGTTGATTTAGTGATATTTTTAGATAACGCTGATAAATTACATAATAATTTTGATTATAAAGTTAAATCCAATGTTAAATATGTGATTAATTTTACATCACAAAAATGGGCTGATAATTTTTATTTCTTTACCAATGCGGGTGGGGTGGTTAGTCGAGGTTTAAAAAATAATGTTACCAATATCCTTAATTTAAAAATCCCTAAAACAACACATACAAGTATTGATAATAAAATTCCGAATGATATCTCAAATATTATTTACGATTACTTAAAAAATAACTCTAATCCAATTAATTTCACCAAAAAATATAAGTTTTAAACATAATTTATTTTTAAAAATTATGAATTATCTTTTAAAAATAGTGTATAAACTATTTATTTAAAAAGATAAAAAATGTCAAAGTCATATAGAGTAAGAACGAAGGTCGGTGTCGATACTTCTTTGAAAGTATTAATTGAACAAGAATTCGAGCATTTAGAAATTCTCTCCTTAAAAATATTGCAAAGTGATATCTACACAAGACAATGCTCCGATTATGGTGTTATTGTTGGACGTGTTAGTGTTAACAATGGTTTTGGTATTCCAAACGCTAAAGTTTCTATCTTTATTCCTATTGATAGTGTAGACCAAAAAGACCCTATTATATCGGAACTATATCCGTATAAAACATTGTTAGATAATAATGATGATGGATATAGATATAATTTATTACCTTATATTAAATCATATAGTGCTCACATTCCTACTGGGACTTTCTTTACAAGAAAAGATGTTTTAACGGACCCAATTTTAATTGAAGTTTACGACAAATATTACAAATATAATGCAACCACTAATGATAGTGGTGATTATATGATATTTGGTGTTCCTGTGGGTTCTCATACTATTGTTATGGACGTTGATTTATCTGATATTGGTGAATTCTCATTATCTCCTCAAGATTTAATTAGAATGGGGTTGGCAACTGAATATCAAGTGTCGGGAACCAATTTTAAATCATCAAGTAATTTACGTGAATTACCACAAATTATTAATCTTAGTAAATCTATTGAAGTAGAACCGTTATGGGGTCAACCTGAAGTTTGTAATTTAGGTATAACAAGAACTGATTTTGATTTAAGTAGTGAGGCAAATGTTGATATACAACCCACTTCAGTTTTTATGGGTTCAATAATATCAGGACCTAATAGTAGTGCTTTGTCTACAGGTTGTAGACCAACAAGTTCGTCGGGGCATTTATGTAATTTAACGGTTGGCCCCGGAGACATCTTGGCGATTAGACAAACAATCCAACAAGATTCTAGTGGTAGACCAATTTTAGAAAACTTTACTTTAGAAAATGGTGGTAAAGTTATTGATGAAAACGGTACTTGGATGATAGATGTTCCAATGAATCTTGATTATTATATAACTAATGAGTTTGGTGAACAAGTTTTATCGAACGACCCTGAAATTGGAATCCCAACTAAGGCAAAGTATAGATTTAAAATTAAATGGGCTCAATCACCATCTTTAGGTGAATCAGTAAAACGAGGTAATTTTTTAGTTCCAAACATTAAAGAATATAATGGGAGTAATCAACAACAATCGTACGCTTTTAGTGTTGATTGGAATGATTATGCCTATACAGGGTCAACATCAGATAATGTTACGGCTCAAAAAATTGTCCAAGAGGCGATTAATTGTGGAGATAAATTTTATTTAATGCAATATAATAAAGTTTACACTGTGTCACAATTTATTAGTGGTAGAAGAGAAGGTACTGGAATAGAACGATATATTGGTATTAAAAATATATTAGATGAAACTTGTATAGGGCTTAATAATAGATTTCCAACAAATGATGGTAATTTTAGATTTGATATTTTGTATATCATTTTTATGTTTTTTAGTATTATATTAACACCGGTATTTTTTGCGTTAATATTGATAATGCACATTTTATATTTTGTAATTTGGTTAGTACGGGAATTTGTAATATATATTTTTATTGGTTGGGCGGTATATCAAGCGGCAAATGCTTTTATTTTATCTGTATCATCATATCCAGCGTTAGGTTTAATTATTGGTTACGTAGCTTTAGGGATATTTTATCTTGGATTAGCGGTATTTTTTAGATGGTTAAAAAAACAATTGGATAAAATTGATTTAAGTGGTATAAAAGTCCCAATTTTAACTTATCCTGATTGTGAATTATGTAAATGTAACCCTAAATCGGAAACAGGTGATGAAGGGACTGATGATGGGTCAGGAGCTGCGGCTGTGGCACAAACTAATCAATCAAAACCTTGTCCGGCGATAAAGTCAGATACTACAGTCACATCCGTAACTATTTCTCCTGGCATATTTCCTCTGTTTAATGTTGGGGCTTATGATTTACCGGTAAGAAATCCTGACAACCCTAACGGATTTTACCCTGAACGTGTACAGGTATATGCACAAGATTTTGGTGGGTTAATGTACGATAATCAATACGCCTCAGAAAATATTGGGGCTCCTTATTTAACTATAACTCAAAATGCTGACACAGCTTTAAATAGATACATATATACAACTAGTTTACCGTTACCCGATAGAATTAATTTATTTAATGTTAAAGCTAAATATTTTAATCAGGATGCAAACAATCCTGGTGGTGGTGTAAATAGAATTTCAGTTAATTTCAATCCTCAACAATCACAAACTCACAAAGATAATACTATTGTAATTATTTGTGATAAAGCTACTGTGCAAACTTTAACAGGAGGTACAATAATTACGTTTCAAAATCCAACAGTCAGTAAAGATGTTAATGTGACAGGTGGGACACTTAATGTTTATGGTAATAATGCAATTACTGGTCTTACTACAACAGGGTTAACTAATATAAGTGTTACATATGCTAACACTAATGGTGATTTACCTGAATTATCTCAATCATATCAAGTTAATATAACAGCAACTACCGCAAATAATTATCATAAATTCCCAACAGATGTTGAGTATTTTCAAGTAATTACAGGTATGACTTATAGTCAATTTAGTGGTCAATGTAGTTCATTATCTGGACCCGATTCATTAAATAATCGTTATTTAAATAATACAACATTAATTGCTCAAGAATACGTGAGACCCACTGCTGGTTATGATATATTAATTGAGGATAATTTTGTTAGTAGACCTATGAGTTATGTTAGAGACCATAACGAGCTTTGTGTTTTAATATTAAATAGAGGGGTTGACCCTTATACTCCTAAAGTACCAATTGAGTATGGTTTAGGTAGATTGTTTGGATACCCTAATGAGGGTGATAAAAAGGTGAGAGGGTTTTATTATATGAATATCCCTATTCAGGGAAGTTATAAAAATATTAGTCATTTAAGTTCTAATTTAAGTAACAGTAATGTTGGTACTGATTCTTATTCGAGTCAAAAATTATATTTTAATTCATTTTCATATAAACCGGAACTTAATAATACTTTTGGTTCAATAAGTGCTTATACTGGTGGAACATTATTTGTTTACACAGGTATTGTAAATTCGGGTTATTCAGGGTTTAATTCCAATTTAATTAGTTATTATTCAAGTATGGATACTAATTCTTGGGGACAGTTTACACCTAGTTGTGGGGGGGTTCTTGGTAATACACACGGAGTTATTGATAATTCGGTGGCTCGTAGAAATCTAAGTAGAGGTTTAAATGTTAGTCCTGATAACAGATTTAGTTGGAGAATTTGGGAATGGAAATATGCTAATTCTTGGACATTTTCTATTAATCGTTTAGACTCATTTGTTATATATACTCCAAATACGGGTAATAATCAAGGTTATTTCCCATATGAATTAATTGAAGGGGGTCCAATAATGTATACTAATTTAGATTTACAAAATAGTAATAACAATTATTGGAATGATTGGGATAATCCTCCAATAACAGAGTATAATACTTCAGATACTGCAAAACCTTTTTCGATTACATCAACGTATTATACACCAATGTATAACACAACTGGTAATACATTACAGTTTTCGTCAGGAATTGGTGGTAATCAAATTGTTATGAGAAGTGATAGACTACCAACATCAACAACTGTTGAAGAATATTGTTGTAATGGTATGGTTTTACAAAAAAATAATAATTTCCAAATGTTTTTAATCCCTGATGATGGAGTTATTGGTATTAATAGTAGTGAATCTTCTACCGGAAGTGCTAGTTCAGGTGATTTAGCATATACTTTGGCGGATAATGCCGGGTCACCAGGTATTGCTAGGGTATTTGACTCATTTACCTGTGAAGGTTCAGTTAATTTAGAATGTTATGATTGTGCTACACAACCAGGAACATCAAATGGTTCTATAGTAATTAAAGGACATTCTTGTCAAGAGTTTAATGGTAAAACAATATTTGAATATGGGTGTTATAAATTTATTACAACAATTTTTATTTCGTTAGGAAACGATTGGTTATTAATGTTTGAGTGGATTGCTCGAAATATGGTAATGCTTGGTGCTTGTCGAAATGTATTTTCACATAGATTTAGTAATAATTGGATTAATGGAGTTTTATACGCATTTCCATTTAAAAATGCAATTACTTTTTCTTCACCAACTAGCACACCACCAAATCAACCAATAATTAATCATTGTACTCGTACTATACAATATTACATTAAAACAAAAAACTTTTATTATAGAGCGACACCTTATAATACATCAACAAATAAATTTAGTAAAATCGATTCAAATGGTAATATGGGATTCCCAACAACAATAATGGATTTAGGTCCAAGAGCTGATTATATACAAGAATTGGTTATGTCAGATGAGTATGATGGGTATGTTGTAAATAAATTAGACACATCGTCTTATGGAACTGTTGATGATATACTTAACTTATTTATTGTTAGTCGATTTATTAATAAAACCGCTTTAAAATCATTAATGGGTCCTCTTAATATTTTAACTTATTTCACTAATGACAGAAGAGACTATGGTATAAAAGGAACTAATTTACAAATTGATGCTGACTACTCACAATTAATTTCAATTAATTCAGAGTTAGGGGTTGCACCATTTCAATCTGCAAATTATCCCGATAGTCCTGGCGTGCAACAAAATCCAATCTTTTTTGATTGTAATAATGTTTTAGGTATTTTCTTTTCATCTGATACTCAAATAAGAGATTATATTACACCAAAAAGAACTATCATAAATCCTTCAGGTCTTCCAGCAGGTAATTGTACGTTTAATAATTTTCCTGTTTATTCACAAGTCGTACCAATGTCACAATGGCTTATTAGAGATACAGGTTATATATTTGGATTACAATCAAATAATTGGGCTTTTGATTATAATGGAAGTGAGATATTTTCTCACAAATATCAGTCATTAGATAGGGTTAACCCAAGTTCAAGATATTTTAGAAATAACGTTAATCAAATAACTCAGTATAATAAAGGATATATATATGCGATTAAACCTAGTAATACTGGTGGTTTCGAATTAAGTGCTGATAAGTTATACTGGGATAAAAACTCAGTGGACCCTCAATTAGTTACCACAGGGGCACCATTTCATTTTTACTTTGGTTTAAGACGAGGAGCTTCGGCTTATGATAGATTTAGAACCAAATGGATAAACACAAGTAATGTAGTAAATTAAGATGGATAATATTAGAATTGTTTTAGGTTCATTAAGATACAAAACATCGACAGATACTGATTTGTCTATACCAACACCTTTAGTTCAAAATTCAAAGAATTTACAAGAGTTTGATAGGAGTATTGATGTTAATCTTGCTCAACTATATGATGATGAAAGACAAAAATCAACAACCTTTAGACCTGTTTGTAAATTCCAATTATTATATGAAAATGCGTACACTGGGTCAACAAATTACACTCCATTAGAAAATAATTTATATTATATTAATGAAAATGTATCATTGTTACAACAATGTAATGCAAGTGCGGGAGCTATTAGCTGGCAAGGATTTCCCCAATATCACGAGTTTGATTTTGTTCGTAGTGATTATAATGTTAGTGGTTATACTCAACCACCAAGTAATCATATAAATTTTGTGTCAAGAAGTGCTTCAACATACAATTGGAATTTTTTTGTAAGTTACCCTTATAAAAATTCGTATAGTAAAACATTACAATATTACGATGGGATGAGTTCAACATTAAAACAATGGGTTGTGTCAGATGGTATTCCATTTG